TTGCATATAATAAAGCATTTTCTTTGTTGGGCAATACTGATTATTATGATATTAACATGTTATTAACACCTGGTATCATTGACAGTATACATCCATTAGTAACTAGTGCAGCAAGAACATTGGCTGAAACAAGACAGGATGTATTTTATGTAATGGATTCAAACGTATTAACTGATTCAATCACAACCGTTGTTAGTCAGGTAACTACATTGGATAGCAATTATACAGCAGCATATTGGCCTTGGGTAAGAATTGTAAATCCAGGTAAAAATATTCCAATTTGGGTTCCGCCGTCTGTAGTTGTTCCAGGAGCATTAACATTCAATGATGCAGTAGCTGCACCATGGTATGCACCAGCTGGATTAAACAGAGGTGGATTGACAAATGTATCTGACACATATGAAACATTGTCTCAATCTAAACGTGATACATTGTATGAAGCACGTATTAACCCTATAGCAAACTTCCCTAACGATGGTGTATGTATTTGGGGGCAAAAGACATTGCAAGCTCGTCCAAGTGCATTAGACCGCGTAAATGTGCGAAGATTATTAATCACAGTTAAGAAGTTTATTGCATCAGCAACAAGATATCTTGTATTTGAACAAAATACATCACAAACAAGAGATAGATTCTTAGCAATAGTTAATCCGTATTTAGAACAAGTACGTGCACAACAAGGCTTATCAGCATTCCGTGTTGTAATGGATGGAACAAATAATACACCTGATTTAATTGACATGAATATTTTATATGGTCAATTATTTTTACAACCAACAAGAACCGCTGAATTTATTGTTTTAGATTTCAATATTCAATCAACAGGAGCAACATTTCCTGAATAGTAACATTTAATGTATTAAAGGTAGAATATTAGTTCTACCTTTTTTACTGTACTTATATTTATAAGAAAATAAATAGGATTAAACTTATGGCATTAGAAACTCAAGTAAACGGCGCGTTAACGGATTATGCTGGAGAAAACCCAGCTGGATTTTACAGTAACGCATTTTCATGGGAACCAAAAAAACAACATCAATTTATCATGTCGATTGGTGACATTCCTGCATTTTTAATTAAGGCATCTGCAAAACCTAGTATAGCAAATGGTGAAATTACATTGGATCATATCAACGTACAAAGATATGTGAAGGGCAAGTCTGTTTGGAGTACAATCAGTGTAACATTGTATGATGCAATTGTTCCATCAGGAGCACAAGCAGTAATGGAATGGGTACGTTTACATCATGAATCTGCAACAGGTAGAGATGGCTATTCATCATTCTATAAAAAAGAAATACGTTTACATCAACTGTCTCCATTAGGAGAAGTAATTGAAGAATGGATCTTAAAAGGTGCATTTATAGTTGACTCTAATTTTGGCACATATGATTGGTCAAGTGATGCAGTTCAAGAAATTTCAATGACACTTCGATATGATTGGGCATTCTTAAATTTCTAATTTATATTATTATGGGGGCTTTTGCCCCCATTTTTTATGTTCTTACATATTTATAATAAAGGTTATATATGAGTAATACAAATACAACAAGATTAGGCAATCCGGATATAATTAATATTGCAAAACAACGTTTCGAAAAACGTCAACAAAGCAAGTTACCAAGTATCATTGTAAATTTACCAAGCGGCGGAGTAATTTATCCAAAATCGCATCCATTAGCTTCTGGTCAAGTAGAAATGCGGTATATGACTGCATATGATGAAGATATTTTAACTAATATAAGTTATATTCGCGAAGGAGTTGTGTTTGAAAAATTACTAGAATCATTAGTATTAACAGACGTTGTTATATCAGATATTGCTGAATTGGACCGCGATGGTTTAATTATTAATGCTCGAATTGTTTCATACGGATCTGATTATCCAGTAGTAGTAACAGACAATAAAAACGGCAAACAATATGAACGAAAAGTTGATTTAAAGAAAATTCAACCAAAATCTTTCGATTTAGTTTCAGATGATAATGGAGAATTTGAATACAAAACGAATGCCGGTGATATCATAAAATTTTCATATAATTTAACAACTAACGATTTTAATACTGTTAGTGATTTTTTATTAAATTACATTAAAGAAGTAAATGGCAATAGAAATCACGAAGAAATCAAAGATTTTATACGTTATTCATTTTTAGCCGGCGATGCTAAAGAATTTAGAAAATACGTAACATTAAAAGCTCCGGGGTTAAATTATCAGTATGAATTTGAAGGTGAAGATGGGAGCACCTTCATCGCCCCATTTCAAATTGGAGCAGACCTTCTTTGGTTTTAAACCAGCTGACCGTGTAAAATTTCACGAAAGTATTTTTGAAATATTGTGGTACTGTGCCGGACGACTAAGCTGGGATGATATTTATCATATGCCATTATTTTTGCGTCGTTTTTACATCAAGAAAATAAATAAATTGATTGAAGAAGAAAATGAACGAACACAAAAAGCCGCTGAAAATTCAAAACGAACTAAATCTACAAACAAAAACACACCCCAAAATCCTCGTAGATAAATATTTATTGTAAATGAGCAATAACAATCTACATATCATACAGCGTTTAAAACAACAACCGAAACAAGGTGGTATTTGGGATGATCTAGCAAATGCATATGGTAACATGGATGTTGCTACAACTGGATTAACAAATAGCAACAATATATTAATAGGTGGATTAGGTAAAGTTAATGCTGAAATTAGAAATTTAGCAGATAATTACAGCGCTGCCGTTAGTAAAACTAATTTTTTAGAAGAAGCAAATAAAGGTCTTCAACAGTCATTTGGTTTAAATATAGAAAATGCAACAGTTCTAGGTGCAGAATTAGACAATATGTCTAAATCATTAGGCGTTGGCGGAAATAAATTACGTAAATATCGACAAGATCTTAAAGCACTCATCGGCGGATTTGCCGGGGTAAAGGGTGCAGCTGAAACTACTCAGAAATTTTTATATACTACGCAAACTTTAATACAAAATAATTTAAAATTATCCGCGGAACAAGCCAATAAATTCATACGTTATTCAGCTGGTGTAGGTAAACAATCTGATGAAATGTTAGTTAGATATGGCGCAATGGCTGAAGCATTAACTAAAAATTATGGTATACAAGTATCAGCACGCGATTTAATTGCAGACACTGCAAATTTAACAGAAGATTTACAATTACAATATGGTAAGGTTCCGCAAAAATTAAGTTTAGCAATAGTTAAAGCTAAAGCATTAGGTTTAACTATGGCTGATTTAAATAAGACCGGTCAAAATTTATTAAACATTGAATCAAGTATTGGTCAAGAAATTGAATATCAATTACTATCAGGACGTAGATTAGTTGACGAAGTTAGTGGAGAAAGTTTAACGAATGCATATCGACAAGCTACCTTGCAAGGCGAAGGCGTTAAACAAGCCGAATTAATGAATCAAATTATTAAACAAGAAGGTAAAACTCTTAAAAATAATTTATTTGCTCGCCAACAAATGGCTCAATTATTGGGTACTGATGAAGCAACTGTATCAAGAACACTTCAGCAACAAGAATTATTATCACAAATTGGCGGCCAAACATTAATGGATATGTCGGCTGAAAAAATGAATGAAGCTGTAAAAGCCTTGCCGGAATTTCAAAAATTAGATGACGCAGCAAAAGCAGAATACTTAGCAAAATTAGAAAAAGCTCAAGATACGCGAACTACGGATCAACGAATGGCTGATTCTTTAGATCAAATGGTATCAACAGGAATAATGATCAGTGGCATAGGAGCATCAGCATTAGGTGTTGAAGCCGGATTGAGATCTGAAAAAGCATTAGCTGGTCAAGCTGCAGTTAATGAGCAACTACAAAAGATGTTTAATACAGATGCTAATGTTAATATCGCCGGCACAGCCATGGCAGGAGCTAGCTCTCTATCCGGGATATTTGATACGGCGACTGCTTTTAGTACTGCGCTTTCAAACGCTACAATTACAGGTCCATGGTCTATAACTACGTCTGGAAATGTAGAACTATCTACAGAAGCAGAACCGACTGGGGACTTATTTATGGGTCCGGGCGGCGGTCGAGTTGTAACAGGTCCAGAAGGATCATTTGCATTAAGTCCGAATGATGCACTTTTAGCATCACCAACTGCAGGACAAGGTGGAGATATGTCAGCATTCGCCGCGGCAATCGTTAATGCAATAAATCGTCAAACTGACGCACTAACAAGTAATAGCGGAATAAACGCGCCATATTGGAGTTAACAAAATGCCAAATCCAACTACTCAGTCACCCTCGCAATTTACAGCTCCTTTTAATATATTACCAGATATATTGTTTCCGAATGTAACTAATCTAGCTGTAAATCAAGCACAATTTGTGGGACCATTTAATATA